CCTTTTGAAGAGAATGGTTTTGTATCATTAGAAGGTGTTAAAGATTATATGAATAAAATATCTAGATATGAGCCAAGGCCATATCAGGTAGAAGGTGTCTTTGATGCATTAAAATATAATAGAAAATTATTAGTATCTCCTACTGCATCTGGTAAGTCGTTGATGATATATACGATTACCAGATATATGGTAGAAAAAGGTAAAGATGTCTTATTAGTTGTTCCTACTACCTCTCTTGTAGAACAGATGTATAAGGACTTTATAGAGTATGGTTGGGAGGTCGAAAAGTATTGTCATAGGATTTATGCTGGTAAAGAAAAGGAAAGTACTAAGTCAGTAACAATTACAACATGGCAATCAATTTATAAATTGGAGGCTCCTTTCTTTAAAAGATATGGATGTGTAATTGGTGATGAGGCTCATCTATTTAAGTCTAAATCACTTGTCAAGATTATGACTAAATTGAGAGATGCAAAATATAGATTTGGATTTACAGGAACATTAGATGGAACTCAAACTCATAAATGGGTTCTGGAAGGATTGTTTGGCCCTGCATATAAAATAATTCGTACTGATGAATTGATTGAGAAAGGACATCTTGCAAAATTAGATATTAAAATATTATTGATTAGACATGATCCTCAGAAATTTGAAACATATGAGGATGAGGTTCAGTTTATTATTCAAAATGAAAAACGTAATAATTTTATTAAAAATCTTACTTTAGATCTAAAAGGAAATACTTTATTACTTTATAGTAGGGTGGAAACCCACGGTGAAATACTTTTCAATATGATAAATAATGTTAACGAACGTAAGGTTTTCTTCGTTCATGGTGGAGTAGAAGCTAATGAAAGAGAAGAGATACGTGAAATTACAGAACAACAAAATGATGCAATAATTGTTGCCTCTTACGGCACCTTCTCAACTGGAATTAACATTAAAAATCTTCACAATGTAATATTTGCTTCACCTTCTAAGTCAAGAATAAGAAATCTCCAATCTATCGGAAGAGTTCTTAGAAAAGGTGATCGCAAGACTAGCGCTACTCTTTATGATATTGCAGATGACACAACATACAAGTCTCAAAAAAATTACACATTAAATCATCTTATAGAAAGAGTTAAAATATACAACGAAGAAAATTTTAATTATGAAATAGTTCCCATTAATATGAGGTACAAATGATAAAACACGCAATCATAAAACTTGTTACTGGAGAAGAACTTTTTTCTCAAGTAGAAGAATTTGTAGATGGTAAAGATAAAAGTATTATATTAATAGATCCAGCAATAATAAAAGAAATTCCGAATAGGAAAGGCCCATTTAACATGTACAAGATAGAACCTTGGTTAAAACTTACTGATGAAAAAATGTTTTGCCTTGATTTAACAAACGTTGTATATTATGCACATTGTAAAGATGATGAAAAGATTACAACATATACTAGATGGTTAAAATCTGAAGTTAAAGGATCAGATAAATCTGCTAGTAGAGTAGGAATAACATCATCACTCGGTTTTATATGTACAGTAAAACAATCTAGAGAGTCTTTAGAAAAATTATTTAATGAATCTTAAATATATAAATAGAAAAACTGATATAAACGTACTAAAGGTTTTAAAAGCCTATATTTTCCCTTCTCAACTCTGACAGAGTTATTGTACATGTTTTAAGGTAGCTTGTCAAGCGGGTCGAGAAATGTTATAATATACGTATGATTATGATATAATTTTTTATGTATACTGTAATGGCAAAACGGAAGAGATCAGAACACTATGTAAATAATAAAGAGTTTCTTGCTGCAATAGTAGAATACAAGAAACGTGTTAAGACTGCATTAGAGAATGATCAACCAAAACCTCGTATCACGAATTATCTTGGAGAGTGTTTTTTAAAGATTGCTACTCATCTATCATACAAACCAAACTTTGTTAATTATATGTTCAAAGATGATATGGTTTGTGATGGTATAGAAAATTGTGTTCAATATATTAATAATTTTGATCCAGAAAAGTCTTCAAATCCTTTTGCATATTTTACTCAAATTATACATTATGCTTTTCTTAGAAGGATACAGAAAGAAAAGAAACAACTTGAGATTAAAACAAAGATAATTGAAAAGTCAGGTTATAGTGAAGTATTCAGTGATGATGGTATGATGGCTGGATCTGAAAGTGATTATAATACTATTAAAGATAATATTAACTATCGTTATAATAATTCATGAGAATAGCTATAATAACAGACCAACACTTCGGAGCAAGGAAGGGGTCGAAACATTTTCATGAGTATTTTAAACAATTCTATGATGAGATTTTCTTTCCTACATTAGAGAAAGAAGGTATCACAACTGTTGTTGATATGGGTGATACTTTTGATAATAGAAGAGGTATTGATTTCTGGGCTTTAGATTGGGCTAAAGAACATTACTTTGATAGACTCAGAGATATGGGCATTACTGTTCATACTGTTGTTGGTAATCATACTGCTTATTATAAGAATACAAATGATATAAATGCTATAGATTTATTATTAGGTGAATATGATAATATAATTTGTTATAATAAGGCAACAGAAATAAAACTTGGTAATTTAGATATACTTTTAGTCCCTTGGATTAATCAAGAAAATGAAGCAGAAACTTATAATCTTATAGAAAGTACAAAATCTAAAGTGGTCATGGGTCATTTAGAACTTACTGGATTTAATGCCAATAAGTATGTTGTAATGGAACATGGTGCAGATAAAGGTGTATATGAAAGATTTGATCATGTTTTTTCTGGTCATTATCATACAAGAAGTTCTGAAGGAAATATAAAATATTTGGGTAATCCTTATGAAATATATTGGACGGATGTAGATGATCCACGTGGGTTTAATTTATTTGATACTGATACATGTGAGTTGGAAATAATAGATAATCCATTTAAGATGTTTCATTATATTCATTATAATGATACTCCACATCAATTAATAGATACTTCTAAGTATACAAATAAGATTGTAAAAATAGTTATACAAAAGAAAACTAATTCTAAAGATTTTGAAAAATTTATTGATAAATTTTATAGATCTAATGTATATGAATTAAAAATTGTAGATAATTTTGATTTTACTGGTTATTATGATCCAGATGAAGTTGATGCTGAGGACAGTGAAGATACTATTAGTATATTAAATAGATATATTGATGATGCTGAAGTATCTCTTGATAAGTCACTTATTAAAAATTTACTTAAAGATGTTTATGTGGAGGCTTGTGAGGTAGAATAATGTTTATTCTATCAGTTAATACTAATGATGGTGCATATGCAGTTGAAAATGAAGAAGGTCAAAAAGTTCTTTTTCTTTTTGAAGAAGAGGATGATGCTGAGAGATATGCTATGATGTTAACTTTATCTGAAGAAGATCTACCTGATTTGCATGTAATAGAAATTCCAGAGGATGTTGCCATAAGTGCGTGTGAGGCGTATAATTACCCATATGCTGTAATTTCTTCTAATGATTTGTTGATACCCAAAGATTATGATAAGATTTAAAAATATTAAATGGAAAAATTTTCTTAGTACAGGCAATCAATGGACTGAAATAGATTTTGAGAAAAGTAGTACAACTTTAATAATAGGTACTAATGGTGCTGGTAAGAGTACTGTATTAGATGCTCTTACCTTTGCTTTGTTTAATAAACCTTTTCGTAAAATTAATAAAGGTCAATTAGTTAACACTACTAATGAAAAAGATTGTTGTGTTCAAATTGAATTTCTTGTAGGTACTAGAGAATATAAAGTTATACGTGGTATTAAACCATCCATATTTGAGATATGGGTTGATGGTGAGATGTTAAATCAGAATGCAGCTGCTGCAGATCAACAGAAGTATCTTGAAAATAATATTCTTAAATTAAATTATAAATCTTTTACACAGATAGTTGTTTTAGGGTCTAGTTCTTTTGTTCCTTTTATGCAGTTGAGTAATACTCACCGCAGAGAAGTGATTGAAGATTTACTTGACATTAAGATTTTCTCTGCAATGAATGGTGTAGTTAAGGATAAACTTCGCAAATCTAGAGATGTTATAAAAGTATTAGAATTAAAAAAAGAATCTCTTAATGATAAAGTAGAGATGCAAAAATCTTTTATAGAAGAGTTTGAGAATAGAGGTAAAGATGATATACAAAATAATAGGGATAAGATTAAAGTTTTAGGTATTGAGATTGATACACATATCGAACATAATCAATTAAAAGAAACTGATATTGCTGAGTTGATGGAAGAACAATCATCATTAGTTGGTGCTGATGATAAGTTAGTAAAACTTAACAACTTAAAGGGTAAAATTAGTCAAAAAGTATCCACTATTACCAAAGAATATAAGTTTTTCACAGATAATACTGTATGTCCTACGTGTACCCAATCTATAGAAGAAGAGTTTCGTGTAAATAGAATTGCTGACGTTCAAAATAAATCAAAGGATCTCAGAGAAGGCTTGAAAGAGCTGGAGGAGACTATAAAGTTGGAAGAGGATCGAGAACGTCAGTTTACCCAATTATCTAAGGAGATCACTAAACTCACACATGGCATTTCTCAAAACAATACAAGGATTTCTGGCATCCAACGACAAATCAGAGATTTGGAATCAGAAATTCAGAGACTTACCGATCAACTTGCGAATAGAAATATTGAACATGAGAAATTAGCTAAGTTAAATGAATCATTAAATAATACCTTTAGTGAGTTAGGTGATCAGAAAGATGACATAAAATATAAAGATTATGTTTATAATCTTTTAAAGGATGGTGGTGTAAAAAGAAAGATCATCAAGAAGTATCTACCTTTAATTAATAAACAGGTTAATAGATATCTTCAGATGATGGATTTCTATTCTCTGAAGGAGAGAAGATGAGGATTGACCTTGCACTTCTTTTCACATGGAGAGAAGTTGCTGCATTTAAAAATTCTACTAACACAAATCTTTTAATAATGGATGAAGTATTTGATAGTTCTCTTGATGGTTTTGGTACAGAGGAATTTTTAAAAATTATTCGTTATGTTATTAAAGGTGCAAATATATTTGTTATATCTCATAAAGAATCATTGCATGATAAATTTGAAAGTGTAATACAGTTTGAAAAAATCAAAGGATTTAGTAGGATGATTTCATGAAAGTATTAGTCACAGGACATGAAGGTTTTATAGGCAGTCATGTTTATTCA